TCAGTTTTCTCGCTTTTCGAGCAGCTCCGGCCGGTTCATGACGATCAGCTCCCGCGCGGCCACCCCGTTACCTGCATTCACCGAGTAGCTCACTGGCAGGCTCTCGAAGGCCGCCCAGGCGAACCGTTCGCGGGCCTCTCGAACGTCGTTGACCGTGACCACGAAGGTCCCTCGAATGTCCTGCAGCTGTCCGCACAAAGCCACGAATGCGGCTGGGTCGAAGAGGCCGGCACCGTAGAAGTGCTCCGAGCCGATGTAGGGCGGATCGAGATAGAAAAGCGTTTCCGGACCGTCGTAGCGCTCGATGAAAGCCGCATAGTCCAGGCACTCGATCAGCACGCCGCTCAAGCGATCATGCGCGGCTTCGAGCATCGGCCGGAGTTTGCCAATGTCGAACCGGCCCGGGCGATGCTTGCTGATACCGAAGCTGCGGCCAATCACCCTGCCACCGAAGGTAAGGCGCTGGAGCTGCAGGAACCTCGCGGCGCGTTCGAGGTCGGTCAGCGTGTCGGGATCGGTGGCCATCAGCCGCTCGAAGTCCGCCCGGCTTGCCAAGCGCCACCTCAACATGTCGAGGAAGGCCTCGTAGTGCCGCTGCAGCACGCGAAAGAAGGTGGCCACATCCCGGCTGCGGTCGTTGATCACCTCGGCGCGCGGCCGTTGCGATCGCCGAAAGAACACGCCGCCCATGCCGACGAAAGGTTCCGCATACACCTCATGCGGCACCCGGGCGAAGCGCCTGACCAGGTGCCGCGAAAGCTGCCGCTTGCCGCCGATATAGGGCGCAAGCGGGCTGATCGGGCAGACCTCGATGAAAGTCATTGGCATCGCTCCTGACAATTATGGCCCGCCAGCGTCACGGCGGGGTGATGGTGATTTCTCGTGGCCATTACTCCTCCTTCGCGCTTTTGCCGTCTTCCTTCGCCTTGATCTCGATCTCGGTGGTGTAGCCGCCGTTCGGGCCGGGCTCGAACACATGCTCCACGGTCGCGGCCCGCCATTCGCCTTCGGCGCCGGATCGGAAGTCGAACAGCTGGACCGGCGCGCCGGCCTGGGCGCCCGGCCGCCCATACATGGTGAAGCGCCCGTTGCCGGTCTGGCGGTTCAGCCGCCCGGTCTCGGCCTTGGCGCCCGTCTCGGCCGTCCTCCGGTCCTGGAAGGGCTCGCGCACGACGAAGGGCGGGCCGTCGAGCCCGGTCGGCTCCCGGTGCACGCGCCGCTCACCGGTCTCCGGGTCGGTCCAGTGGGCCTCCACGCGCCCGTATTGCATGCGGCCGTCGGGCTCGATCGACCATTCCGAGCAGTCGCTCCGGTAGATCGTGATCGGCTCCAGCGGTTGGCCGCCGGCGCTCTTGCCGGAGCCGCGCTTCTGCACCACCAGCTTGCCGCCGGCCGGCTTCACGATGCCGCCCACCTCGTCGGCCAGGGCCGTGACGAAATCGATGTGGCTCTGGTCGAGCCGCAGCCGATACGGGATCTGGATCGCGCCGATCGCGTCGTCGATGATCGCGGGCAGGCCCATGGCCTTTGCTTCCGCCTCGATGATCTCCTTGACCGTCTTCTGCTCGTAGGCCTTCGCCCCCTCGGCCTTGACGTCCTTGCGCAGGTCCGCCGCCTTGGCCGAGAGCCGGATCAGCTCGCCGCCCCGCACGGAGCCGATGATGGCCACGCTTTCGAGCTTGAACGCGCCCTTGTCGAACAGCCCGGTCTCCCGGTAGCCGATCTGCACGGCGAGCGTGGCGCCCTTCCGGGGCAGCGCGATCGCGTTGTCGCGATCGTCCAGGTCGCAGCTGAAGGTGTCGGCCTCCTGCCCCTCGTTGTCCCGCAGCCGCGCCACGACGAGGCGCGAGTAGAAGGCGCCGGCGACCGGCTGCCCATCCACCGTCACCTCCAGGATCGGCGTCATACCGATGGCGTCAGCGTTCATCCGCTAGTCCCACAGCTTGACCTGTCTGACGACGCGCGGCCGGCGGTCCGGCTCCGGCAGGGTCACGGCCGTGCCGAGGCCGAGCGCGTGCCCGCGCCGCCGCAGCCCGGCCGCCAGGCCCGGGTTCAGGGCCAAGGCGGCCTCCACCGTGCCCCCCGCATCGGTCTGCAGCGCCTCGAAGACGAGCCGGTCGATCATCACCCCCTGCCGGGTCACGCTGGCGCGGGCCATCAGAACAATCCTCCGATCGGCCCGCCGCCCCAGCGGCCGGCCTCGACGGTAAAGGTGATGATGCGGCCGATGCCGTCCTGGCCGATATGCTCGTGGGTGGCGCCGACCTTCAGCAGGCAGACCGGGCCGAACACCAGCGCGAAGGCCGCGCCCGCGCCCCAGCCGATCATGTCCACCGGCTCCCCCTGCTTCTGGATCGCCTTCAGACCCAGATAGCGCTCGTAGCCGCCGAACTCGTGGTTCACGATCAGGCCTTCGATGCGGATCGTGGCCTCGCCGGGCCCGGTGTATTGCCGGGCCGGCCCGGCGCCGAAGCGCTCGATCGCCGGCCAGTTGGCGCTCGTCTCTTCCTCCAGCCGCTGATAGCCCATCGGGAGCGCCTGGAAGATCATGGGGCCAAGCGCGAGCAGGGGCAGGCTCATGGCGCGTCGCTCACGGTGCGCTCGCGCATCATGCCACCCCGTCGTGCAGGCCGCCGCTTTGCGTGGCCCTCAGGCTCGCCTGGCGCGTCGCGGCGCCGGCGCCCTGGAGTGCTGCCTTGACGCGGGCCGCGCCGCTCTCGGCCGCCTGCACCGCCTGCTCCATGCCGGAGCGGATGCCGGCCGCGAAGGTCGACGCCGCCTGCTGCCCGGCCGCATAGCCGTCGACGGCCGCGAGCCTTGCCTTGACGGCCTGGCCGATCTGGTCGGCGGCCCCGTCGGTCTGCCCTTGCGCACCGCGCATGCCGTCCGCGAGCTGCTGGGTGATGAGCGCGCCGGCGGGACGCAGGTCGACCGACAGTTGATCCTTGAGTGTCTTCGCGCCGCCGAGGCCGAAGCCAAGGCGCCCGGAGCCCGCGCCCCCGGCTGGCATGATGTCGCCGAGTGACGTGCCGGTGTCCTTCGGAGCCAACGGCGCGCCCATCTTCAGGGCCGCAAGCTGGCCCCGCACGATGCGCAATTCCTCGGCCGCCTGGAGTAGACGCTCGCGGTCATCGTTGTTGCGGCCGGCACGGAGCTGGGCGATCCGGCGGACGTCCTCGTTCGCATTCAGTTCGTCCTGACGGGCACGATCGACGGCGGCGGCGCGGGCTGCACGGCCGCGTTCGGTTTGTCCGGTGCGCGTCAATGGCTGATTCTCGATCGCCTGGCGCCACCGCATCGCCTCGGCCAGGCGCTGCAGCGTCGCGTTTTCCATCGACTCATAGCGCCGTTCGCGCTCGAGGAGATAGGCGACAACCTCGGCGCTGCGGATATCTTGTTGTCGTTTGCCGGCCTCGCCGAGGCCGATGCGGCCCACGATCTTGCGATCGAATTCATCCCGCAAGGCATCCGACGCGGAGGCATCAGGCGTCTCGCGAGGTTCGGGGCGACTTTCAAACTGATCTTTCGCCCGTGCATTGCCACGCTCTGCGGCCGCGCCGCGCTCGATGGGCCCGGAGCGTGTTTCGTCCTCGACCTTGTCCCCGGCTTGGTTGATCGCCTCCGCTACGCGACCGAGCGTCCGCGTTAAGCCATTACCAAGCCGGGTCATCAGCACATCGAGGCTTTGCTGCGCGCGCTCGATCTGGTTGAAGTTTGTCTCCAGCTTCTTTGCGAAATCGCGCTCGACCGATCCCTGATAGCCCTGTGACGACTTCACCTCGCCGAGCAGGCGCATCAGTCCAGGCAGATTGTTCAGCAAGGCGCCGATGTTGTCGGCATATTCGCGGCCGAAGAGCTGCTTCAGGATTTCCATGCGCTTCAGGCCATCCGGCACCTTGGCGACCCGTTCCAGCATGTCGACAATCGCGCCCATCGCGTCCTTGCGCACCGCTTTTTGGAGCTTCTTGGCCTCCAGACCGATCGCCTTTAGCCCGGTTGCGAACTCCGGCGTCGCTTCTGCGCCCAGGCTCACATTGGTGAAGAGGGCGTTGAGCGCGGTCGCCGCCACTTCCGGGCCGGTGCCGACCTCCTTCAAGGCGCCGCCGAGCGCCAGAACCTGTTCCGCGGTCACGCCGATCTGGCGCCCTGACGGGCCGGCACGGCGCAGGATGTTGACGAGGTCGCTTTCGCGGGCGGCCGACTTGTCCGCGATCGTGTTGACGGCATCGGCGATCCGCTCGATGCCGCTTTGCCCGACATTATAGATATTGCCGATCTCGGCGAGCGCCTGTCCGGTCTCTTCCGAGGCCGTGCCCCACGCCGTCGTGGCTTTTGCGGCGAACGCGGTGAACCGCGCAAGCTCCTGCACTGGCCGTCCTGCGAAGCCCGCGGCCGCGAGCAGCTGTCCGAGCTCTTCCTTGGTTTTGCCCGTGGCCCGCGCGAGGTCAAGGATCAGTTTTTCGTAAGCGGCGATCGCATCGCCCTCAGCATCCGTCGCCCGCCCGACGTCGAACATGACCTTCTCTAGGCTGCGCGCCGACTTTTCAGCCGCGAGAGCGCCAGCGACGCCGGCGACGGCCGCCGCCGCGGGACCAAGACCAATCCGTGCCGCAGCGGCCCCGGTCGCCGCCCCCGCGGCCGCGCCCTGCCCCGCGCTCATCCCGCCCGCGGCGGCCCCGCCGCCCGCGGCGCCGGCACCCACGAAGCGGCCGCGCGCGTCCCGCGCCCGGTAATTCCGCATCTGCTCCAGCGCGCGGCGGGTTTCGGCGAGGCCCCTGGGCTGTGCGTTGGTCCGGCCGAGCGCCTGGGCCTCGGCCCGGGCCTTGGCCAGCGCCGCGGCCGTGGAGCGCGCTTCGCCGCCGGTCCTCTTCAGGTCCCGCGCGAGGGTCTCGGCGCCCCGCGCGGTCTTCAGCGTGTCGGCCGCGCCCTTGACGCCGCGCAGGTCCCTCTGCGCGGCCCGCGCCGGGCCAGACAGCCGGTTGACCAGGTCGAGAAGCAGCCGGACCTTCATGTTCGCCATGGTCGGTTCCTCCTTCTCAGTTCCGGTCCGCCGCGAACAGCGCGGCCTCCGCGTGCCAGGCCAGCACCTCGTCCACCGCCATCGCAAGCACGAGAGGCAGCGATGTGTGGGTCACGGCGGCAAGCTCGACGCAGAAGGCCGGGAAAGCCCTCAAGCCCCGTCGCCGGCGCGGGCGGCCGCGGCCGCCAGCAATTCCATCTCCGTGGTCTCCGCGGCCCGTAGGGCGCGCGGCAAGAAAGGGCGGATCGCCTCCATCACCGCGACGGCATCATCCGGATCGAGCGCATCCAGCACGTCCGGATGGACGCCGGCGATCAGCGCCCGGGCGCGCCGGTTCAGGCTTTCTTCCCCGTCGTCGGCCATGATCAGATCCGCCAGCTGGCCGGCCGTGATGCGCCGGATCGTGAGCGCCGCGATCACCGCGCCGTCCACCTCGAGCGGATGGGCAAGGGTCACAACGGTCTGCCACTGCTCCGGCCGGGCCGGGCGGATCACCGGGCCGGGCGCCGGGTGCGGCGCGGCGGCCGCGGCCTGCGCCTGCGCCGCAAGAAACGCCTGCGCCGCCGCCACGGGCGCAAGCTCGGGATCGGGCGGCAGGGCCGGGGCGCGCTCCTTGGACATCAGACGTTCAGGCCGATGACGTTGGCGATGTCGAGCTGCAGGCCGCCCTGGTCCAGCCAGCCGCCCAGCATCAGATCGAAGCGCGCCGCCTCGATCCCGCCGATCCGGAGCGTGTATTTGGTCACGCTCTTCACGGTGTATTCCGTGCCGCCGACGTTCGCGCCCTCGTACTTCTCGACGTCGGCGGTCGAGAGCCGGCCGATGATCGTGGCCTCCACCGGGATCGCGCGCTTGGCCACGTCGGTCGCATACTCATCCACCAGCGCGCCCAGCACCGTGTAGGTGCGCCGCACGCCGAAGCCGGCCGCGAACTGCGCCAGGATCTCCGGCTGCACGCCCTTGGTCGAGAACGGCAGCTCGATCGCCTCCATCGAGGTCATGATCTCGATCGCCCCCCGGATGCCGCCGAAGGTCAGGCTCTCGCCCGTCTCGCCCATCATGGGCAGCTTGGCGCCGGTGTTGGTGATGCCGACGTTCAGCCCGTCGGCGAAGATGTTGACGCCCCGGATGGGCAGGAAGGCGAGGCTGGCCATGGTGTCGATGCCCTTTCGAAGCCGGTTCGGACGATCCTGGATCAGACCGCGAGGTTGACGCCGTAGATCAGCCGGCGCGTGCGCTGGTTGATCTGCTCGACCGCGCGCTGGATGCCCTCGGCCACAAGCTCGTAATAGTCGGGGTTGCGCGAGGCCCGGAACTGCAGGTCGTTCAGCGGCGCGTAGGGTTCGCGGTCGTAATCGATGGTCAGCTGGCCGGCCACCAGGTTGGCGCTGCTGTTGGCGGCGCGGTCGAACATCACCCGGCCGCTGATGATCCAGCCGCGCACCGCCGCGTCGGTCAGGAACGCGTCGAGGCTCTGCACGATGGCAGTGGCCAGCGGGATGTTCAGGTTGTTGTCCATGGCCCAGCGGAAGGCCTTCACCACCGCGCTGTCGATCGCGTCCTCGGTGCGCACCACGTTGATGTAGCGGTCCAGCGGGTCGTTGGAGCAGCTGTCGTTGCCCCACAGGATGCCGTTGTCGATGATCGTGGCGATGTTGCGCTGGTTCAGCCAGTTCGCCTCGCTGTCCGGCTCCCCGTCGTAATAGGCGATCGGCCGGCTGACACCCACGATGCCGCCGATCGTCTGATTGGACGGCGAGACATGCGGCCCGCCCTCGGCCTTGTCGCGGCGCACGAACAGGCCCGCCACGCGGCCGGAGGTCGGCTGGCTCACCGGATTGCCGCCGACCGAGACCAGCACATGCGGATCGACGATGTAGAGCCGCTTGTGGTTGGCGAAGTCGTTCCGGTAGGTCTCGGCGGCCGCCATCGTGGTGTTCGGCCCGTCGGCGATCACGATGCCGCGGTGGCGCGCCGCGATGGTGAGCAGTTCACTCACCACGGGATTGGCCGCGTTGCCCGGCCGCTGGCTGGTGTAGCCCGGCGCGATGTAGATCTTCGCCTTCTTCGCCGGCCGCTTGAAGGCGTGGCAGCCGGTGAAGGTCGTGCCGCTGCCCACCATGTTGGCCATGGTGGCGGCGGCGTCGGCGCCCTCGGCGACCCGCACGATCTGGACTTCGGCCGCGCCGAACTCCTCGCTCGCCTGATCGTCGATCGCGTCCCAGACGGCATCGACCGTCCCGCCGGCGCCGAGCGCGGCACGGGCCGTCGCGTCGTTGGTGAACACGGTCACCGCGGTGTTCAGCGGAAACGCCGTCGCGTTGGCATTGGGCGCCACCACCAGCGCGCCGATGGTCGAGTAATCTTCCGTGGCGATCGGCCTTGCCTTGGCCGGGCCCTTGAAGACGCGGGCGCCGTGGAAGCGTTCGGCGAGCGGCATGGATCACCCCTTGTTGTGCTGGATCGAGCGATACGCGCCGGCGACGGCCGGGCGACAGGTGACAATTGACACCGCCCGGGTGGAGGCATCAGGCGGAAACCGCCAGCACGCAGGCACCGCCCGCGCCGCCGGTCATGCCAGACGCGTTGCTGCCATTGGCGCCGATCAGCAGCGCGCGCGTGCCCGCGGACAGACCAAACGCCAGCGCCGTGCCGCCGGCCGAACCAGGCGCGCCGCCACCATTGACACCTGTCCCGGACTTGGCGCCGCCGTTGCCGCCCGCGCCGCCCGTGCAGACGATGTTGCGCGCGGGGCCTGTCCAGGTGTCATAGACCACGTACCCGAACCCGCCGCCGCCTCCAAGACCGCCTCCACCACCGCCGCGATTGCCAGCGGTCGCAGAGTGGCCGTTGCCACCGTTGCCGCCCACGGCACTGATCAGCGTTGGACAGGTGCTGAGCCCGGTTACGATCGCGCGCGCAAAGACCGCGACAACGCCGCCGCCGGACCCGCCACCGCCGCCGCCACCGCTAATGGCGGTCCCGTCGTTGCCGGCGGCGCCGCCGCCGCCACCACCGTGGCCGCCAAGCGCGACAACAGGCCCCCACATCAGCGACGTGGCAAGCCGCGCGAACGGCGATCGAATACTGCCAACGCCGCCCAAGCCCGGCATGCCGCCGGGGCCGCCCGCGCCGGCGCCGCCGTGATTGGCAATCGTCACGCCGCTGGAGGACCCACCGACAAAGTCGCTACGGAGCTGCACAACGCCGCCATGGCCGCCACTCGTGCTCGTTGCCGTGCCGCCGCTTGTTCCCGCTTGGGTGTTTCCGCCCAGACTGCCGTTCGCCAGCGCGGCGCCGCCCGCGCCGCCGATCTGGCTGGTCGCAGCGCTGCCCGCATTGCCGTCCCTGTGAAAAAGGCTCGTCGCGGCCGTCGCGGCCGTCAGATCGAGCGTGCCGGACACGAAGACAGCGAACCCGCCGCCATCGATCCGCGCCGCATCGCCGCTCAGCGTGAGATTTCGGACAAACACATCGCGCGTCAGCGTGACGGCCGTCGTGACGGTCGCGTCGCCGCTGGCATTTGTCACCAGCCCCGTGGCGAACGTGGTGTTGGGCGCCGGAACGCCGAACAGCGTGTCGAGCAGGGCTTCACCGCCGGCCGGCCCTTGCGGACCGGGCTCGCCCTGCGGGCCCTGAGCGCCCGTGGCGCCGGTCGCGCCGGCCGGCCCTTGCGGACCGGGCTCGCCCTGCGGGCCCTGAGCGCCCGTGGCGCCGGCCGC